TCTGAATATCAATAGTACCTTTTTCTATTACTAACATGTTATTAGCAATAGGCTCTTCTTCTAAATATAAACCAATTTCATTTTCAATAGAATCACTATAAGTTGTTGCTTCAACTTGATATGTAGTATTACCATAAGTAACAGATTCTGTCTGTTGTTGTTCTCCACTTATATAAAATGTATATAACAAAGGTGTTTCAACTGTCAGTCCAGGGGGAATATATAAAACACCTTGATTTCCTGTGCTATAATTTTCATCGTTAGATATTGGAATAACAATCTCTCCTGAATTATTTTCATCCCAAACAGTAAGCATAATTGGTGGATAATCATCATTTGGAATATTTGATAATATTACTATTTTAGTTCTCTCTGTATATAATCCAGGTGTATAAGTTATTGTTATACTATCTGCAATTTCAAGATTTTCAAGCGAAGAATAATCATTTCCATTAATCATAATATTTGTAGGAGATTCAGGACTAGGTGCAAAAGGAAGTGCATATTCACAAGAGCCATTATCTGTATTGGCTAAAGAGTTGTAGTTAATAGCAGATGGGTCTGTACAGCCATATACAACAGGTACTGTTTCATCATAAGTACAAGAATTATCACTAATATTAGCTGAAGAATCATAGTTGTTTGCATTTGGATCCATACAACCCAATACTATAGTTTCCTGTCCTTCAAGATTATGTAATTGATATAAGGTTACTTTTATAGCTTTATTACTTATAGATACTGATACTATTTTCCATAGATTATATTTAGTTTGTCCTACACCCTCTACATTATAGCTAGATATAGTATAATCTTCTCCATAAACTTTTTCGCCACCTAAGAGCCTTCCTTGTGGAAACTTAACTGTATTGCCAACTTTTAGATATATATAGTCTAAAGGCAAGTCAAGGTCTATATAAGTATGCTGATTACAATTAAGAGCAAGTAAGAAATTAGCAACTCCATAAGCAGTAGCCTGATCATAAATAAATCTACATTCTTTTTTTAATGTTTTTTGTTCTATGCCATAAGTAGAAGGGCTGTAATTAGGGAATAGCTCTTGAGCTGTGATTTCATAAACTTCGTTATATTTCTTGCCTGAGAAATTATAATCCCAATGAAATTCTATATCTGTATATACATTGTTAATTTTAGTTTTAGAAAAAGAATAAGACCTTATTTTATCAGGGTTAATGATATACTTAGAATCTGTAATTTCTGTATCTGGGTCATAGCTTTTCTTTATATTCTCTACATTAAAAACACCATCTTTAAAGTATGGAAATAATTGTGTATATGATGCAAACTCCTCTATTAACTTCTTAGAATTTATCTCCTTGTCTTGTGAGAAAGCATACTTCCAATTTATAGTAGTTGCACCTAAAACTGTGCCATGCTCTCCACTTGAAGCATCTGTAAAGCCTGGTATAAGAGATATATCAACTACTCCCTCTGATGCTTTTAATTCATTTTGTATTATATCAGTGAATATCCCTTTAGGAGTTGTAATGCCATCATTATTATATGCAAAAGACCTCCCTTTTAAATCTGTAAAATATGATTGTTCATAAGCATTGTTTATATTTACTTTTTGATATAAAAATATATTTGAATTAATAGTTAATGCCCTTATTGGAGTAAAATAAATATCTAAATCATCTCCCCAATTATCCACAACAGTATAGTTTTCTTGCACATCTGAACTCTGTCTGTTAAGTCCAAAATATAAATTTTTCACAGATAAATCGCTTATATTTACAGGAAATTCTAAAATATCATCATTTGAATTATCTGTAATATTATTATACTCTGTGATATTACCAGAACCTTCTATTATTTTATAAAATAATAATTTTGTAGGGTCAGAACTTCCAAGAGTGCTATCTATAGTATTGTCAGCATTTATTAAATCAGTTCTATGCAAAACTTCTTTAAGTGAAATTATTGCCTTCCCAGGTTCTCCTTCGTCATTATATTCAGATATTATAGAATTTTCAACTTGAATAGTAGTTTGAAATAAAAGATATGTATTTGCGATAAAATCAAAAGGAATATCTTTATAATTTAATTCTAAAACCATGTAACTACCTGTGGACATCCTAAAAGAATAATTACTATTATCAAGTAATCCAACAGGAGATGTACCCCCTTGTATGAGTTTACCTAATCCTAAATTATACTCATCATCTATTATGTCTGAATCATTAATTGTATTAGAACCATTAAAAGAATAAAAATACCCAAGAGAAGCAGGAGTTTCATAAGAATCTTCAACATCAGGGCGATAAATTTTAGAAAATACACTATCTGGAACTCTCTTTATATGACTATATATAAATTCCAAACCAAGAATGCCTGGATTGTCATCTGTCCCTATTCTGAATAGTATTTCTTTTGAGTTATTTAATGGTTCGAATGTTCTATTCAAATCATTTTCTGTAGGATTGTGTATTTCAGCTTGACCAATAGGAATATAAGAACCATTATTACCTATGTAAATTTTAGTATTCTTAATTATTGTATTTCCAGCAAGTTCTGTATTATCATTTATATAATCATCATCAATATTTAAATCTTTATCATCAAATATTATTTTAGATTGAGTTACTAAGAAATTATCTTGGAATATCTCTAATACTCCTGGAGATTTTTTAACATCTCCATAAACCATAGGTATAACTTTATTTCTATACTTCTCTAATAAATTATCACTTGTGCTTGTTCTTGCTTTTGGTACTTCTGAATGTAAATCTTCTTGTGATGAATCTTCTAATACAATAGTTATAACTTTATTAGTATTTTTCATCTCTCTAATTTTACCAATATAAACAGAATATAAATCAGTTATTAAATCCATAGAGTTTGTCTTGAAATAAACTTCTACTCGATTATTAATTTTAAAATGACTATCAGTATATAATTTATTAGAAAGTCTTTTAGAGCCTATCCTATCGTTATTAAAAGTTAAATTAACAGAACCAATCTTATACTTTCTATTTTCAATATCCATAGATTCTTTAATCGCAGGAATGGAAATTAAATTACCATAAACAACTAAGTCTTCTATGTTATAATTAGATGCACCTATAAATATAGGTGGCTCTGTATCACTATAAAATCTAATTATAGGAGTTACAGTTGAGCCATGCTTTACATCATGTGAGAATTTATCTAATGTACTACTTGTCCGAGTAGTTTTAATAGATTTACCTCCAATATAGTTTAAATTTTTAGTTGATTCCTTAATTTAAAATCCCTGTTCCTGCACCTCTTCTAAGTGCATCTTCTAAGTGTGGTATAATTACATCTTCTGTATATTCAGGTGTCATTATAGGGTTGTTAATTACAACACTAACATTACTATCATTTGAACTATTATAAATTCCAGGTGATGATAAAGGAGTAATTTGTACTCTTTCTTGACCACCAAAGTTATCACCAACTACAATAGTCTGCCTTCCATTTGTAATAAAATCTCCACCTTGAGCATATTCAGGAAATTTTTCTGCGCCAACCTTTGCTATTGCTGCTAAAGATGCTGCGGTCATAACTATCCCAGCTGTTGTAAGTCCAAATAAACCACCTTTTTTAGTTTCGTGTGCTATCCCTGCTATATAATCAATGGTTATTTGTGCTATTGCTGCGGCTTTCCTTTGATTAAATATTTTTTTATCTCTTGCAAGGGTTTTGTTTTTAGCATCTTTTTCAAGTTTATCCATTGCATTCTGGTCACCACGAAGTTGTGCAAGTTTATATTCAGAAGTATTCTTAGCTGCCTCTATATCTGTTTGTTGTTTATCTCTTACTTTATCCTGTTCGGCATCTAAAGTACCCATATAATAGTCAGATATATCTCCCATTATAGATTTAACACCACTTGCTATAGTATCCCAAGTTTCAAGGAATTTCTCTGCTTTTGTCTGGTCTGCAAGTTTATCTTCTAATGCTTTTAATTCTTTTTCTGTTAAAACTGCAACACCATCTCCAAGACTTTTAATTGCATCGTTATATCTTCTTGTAGCTAATTCAGCAGTAGATAATAAAGATTCATCCTCTCTCATTAAATCTGCATATGTTTCCTGGGCATCTATCATAGCATCAAATATTCTTAAACTCTCTGCCCATTCATCATTGGCAAGTTTAGTAGCATGAGCCACTTCTTCTTTAATAACTTCTGCTATATCTTTTGCTGATTGTTTATAATCTTCTTGTTTTTGTATTAAATCTGCGTATGTAATTATTTTAGCTTCTATTAATTCTTTATCTTCTTCTGATACATTTAAATTATCAACACCTATTGCTATTCTTTCTTTTTCTAATTGAGTTGAAGCTGTCAATATATCTAACTTCATTTGTTCTTTAAATATTAATTCATCTAAACTTAATGCTGTTTCTTTATATATCGCTGCTTGTTCGGCTGTTGTAATTTGCTCTTTTTGAACACCTATAGATTCTTGATATTTACCAATCATCTTATCAATACTTTCTATAAGTGTAACTACAGCTTTATCTTCCTGATCCATTTCAATACGCCATAACTTAGTCGCTTCTGTCATATCATCAATAAGTTTAACACCTTCTACTATTTCTTTAGATGGTAAATTAAGATTTAAAGACATTTCTGTGCCTGTCCCAACAATTTTAGGGGCTGTTAGGTTTGGTTTAACAGGAGTAAATAGAATTTTATTTCGTTCTTCAATATATGCTTTAGTTTCTTTAAGAGATTCTAAATATTCTATTTTAGATTTTAAAGGCATAGATTCTAATGTATCATTAAAATTAGCTACTGATTGTTTAGCATCATCAACATCTTCTTTACCTGACATAAATGAATCAAATAATTTTTTTAATCCAAAAGCAAGAGCAGATCCAGCTATTCCAAGAATAGTAAATGACCTTGCCAATATGAGCCATCTTTTAAGTTTTACTACTTTTCTAAGTAACGAAAATTTACTTGCTAATTTAACTGTACTTTTTATAAGATTTCTTTTGCTTTTAGTCAGATTTGCAAATGTTTTTACTAATCCCATACCTGTAAAAATTTTAACAACCTTACCAAGACCTACCATACTAATTGTAGCAGAGCCTATTGCTGCTCCCCAAGACATTAATGCGTCTGCATTTAATTTCTCTATTAAAATTGTAAGTTTATCGCTAATTGCTTGTATAGGTACTTGTAATTCTTTTCCAAGTCTTTCTCCTAAATCACCAAACGCAGAGGCTAAAGACCTTGAAGATTTAGCATATCCCTCTATACTTGCTTGACCACCAAATTGTCTATTTAATTCTGAAAGTATAATTGATTGTGCTTCTGCTACTCTATTGGTTTCTACAAGACTATTAATTACATCTTTTTGTTGTTTAGTAAATTGAATACCAACTCTACTTAAAGCAGAGAGTCCTTTGATAGGGTCATTCAATGCTTTACCTATTTGAACTGTAGAAGTCTTTAAGGCTTCCATTGTAACATTACCTTGATACATAGCAGATGTTACATCTAAAATTGCTTGTTGTGTTTCAGGGAAAACATCACCTGAAATATTTGTAAATGTTGTTAATAATGCAGAAGAACGAAGTATCATTTCATCACCGATACCTGTAGCTTTTTGCATTTCTATAGCCATACCCTTAATAGAATTAGCAGATTGTAATGAAGCATAAGATGTAGAATTTAATGCTTGTTGTACTTGATTTTCAGCTGC